TCGACCGCTTCGCCGAACTTCTTGTAGCAGTCACCGAATGGCAGAGCAGCCTTGATCTGGTCTTCCAGTTCCTGGGTTATCGGTACTACCCGGCTTTTGGAGTTTTTGGTGCGGTGATAACTGATTCGCTGGCCCCGAACCTGCTTAGACGTCAACCCTTCTGCCTCAGACCAACGTGCGCCTGTTGCGAGGCAAACTCTTGCAACCACCCCGGCCTTGTCCGAGATCGCATCCAAAGCCTTGAGCAGTGATGGGATCTCGCCCTTCTCCAAGTAAGCCATTTCCGTTTCGTCGAACTTGAGCCGGCGAACCTTCTCCAAAGGATTTCCCCCCGACCACTCTCCTAGTCGATCCAGCTCGTTGAAAACCGCACTGAGATAGGCCAGTTCATGGTTCAGGGTGTTAGGGCTCACAGGCTTGGCCTTCTGCCCTTTCTTCATCCCATTACCAGGTGAAGTGCGGCCATGTTCACCAGCCAAACGCTCGGCGCGGTATTTCGTGAAGTGCGCCGCTGTAAAGTCGGCTGCGCGAGGATTCCCCATGCGTTCGGCCATAGCCTGTAGAGCACGCTGACGCTCCTCACCCCGCTTCAAGGTTTGTCCATGCAGCTTGTGCCAGAGGTCCACCAAGTCGGTCAGACGTCGATCGTCACGCTTGGATTTCTTCTCGAATTCTCCTCGAGCTCCATCCCCCATCAGCGTTCGCTCGACGTGCATCGCCTCACTCTTGGATTTCAGTTTGCGACGCACGCGAGGCCCATCACGACCCTCTGGCCTGCAATCGACCAGCCATTCGCCTGAATCCAGTTTCTTGATCGACATGGCTTACACCGGGCTCACCTGGCCACATGTGGGAGCCACATCTCCAGTCATAAGCCACAGCGTGTATTTCTTGAAGCGCTCGTGATTCGTGATCTTGAGCAGCGCTACAGAACTCACTTCGGTGCGCAGTGCCAGCTCGTATTTTTTGTAGCTGCTCAGGCTCAGTCCGGTCGCTTCGCAAAGCTCAGACTGGGTCAGACCTTCCTTGATCCGGATCGCCTTCAGCTTCTCAGCTAGCTCCATGAACTGCATCTCCCTCTTGACATGGTTCCGTATGGGTACTTAATCTAGGTTCCATATGGGTACTTTTAACCCAAATATCCCTAAATATCTGGTGCAGAGGTTAACAGAATGCAGATTGCTATCGACACGCCGTACGTGACCATCGCTGAGTTCGTGAAGCGTTCCGGCCAGTCCAAAAGCGCCGTCGAGAATGAAATCAAGGCAGGGCACTACCTGACCCGGCCGAAGGAAATCGGGTCCAAAAGCGCAGTGCTTATCAACATGGTCCACATGACTCTGGAAGCCGCAGAGCAGGCAGAGCGCGTTCGTTTGGCAGCGAAGCGGTAAGGGATTCAAATGAACGCACGGATCACACCGGAACACTTTGACCGGATCTACCTTGAGGACGTCATTCCCGCCCTTGAGCGCGACCCGGAACTGGGTTTCCAAGCCAAGGACGAGACGAAGGAATACCTGAACAAAGGCGTATGCCCGAGTTGCGGTAAGCGTTCTGTGTTCGTCAAGAAAGAGAAGCCATACCAACTCAAGTGCAACAGGCTGAACAACTGCGGCTATGAGGAACGCACCCGCGATCGCTACCAGCACCTGTTCGAAAACCTGAGTGAGCGCTTTCCGTCGACCCCGGAGAACCCTACCGCAACCGCTGACGCTTACTTGAGCCGAGCCCGCGGCTTTGACATCAGCAAGCTGCAAGGCTGGTACACCCAAGGGCGTCGCCAGATGAAGCCGTCCGGGGAGTGGGCTGACACCGTCCGTTTCCCGCTCTGCGACGGCTACTGGGAGCGCATTATCGATGCTCGAGCCATCGCGGGTAACGAGAACCAGAAAGCCGGGATTAAGGCCGGCATGAAGTACACCAACTCCGGGTGGGTGCCGCCTGGACAGACGATCGAGAAACATGATCGGGTGTACATCGTCGAAGGCATTTTCCACGCTATCGCTCTCCACCTGGCCGGTTTCAAGGCAATCGCCGCGATCAGCTGCGTGAACTTCCCTTGGGACATCGTCGAGGCCAACGAGGGCAAGATGGTCACCTGGGTAGTCGCCCTGGACGACGACAAGGCAGGCCGGACCTACATCCGCAAGCACCTCAAGCAACTGCGCTCGATGAAAGAGATCGGGTGGGTTGCCCTGGCTGGCGAGCTGGATTGGGACGACGTCTACCGTGACGGCAAACTTGACCAGATCTTCATCGATGACGCCTGCTACCGGGGCCGCCTGTTTACTGCCGAGAGTGCGCGCAAACTGGCCTACCTGGTCTACCTGCGCCGGCCGGCCGGCTTCTACCTGGTTGAGTTCAACAACCAGTTGTTCTCTGTTCGGGTCAACCAGGCCGAGCTGACCAAGGCTCTGGACGACCAGAAGCTGGAAGGCAACCGCGACATCTTCTACGGCGCTTCACGGGTGGAGCAGGTATCCAACTGCGTACCGGATCTGGACTACCTGGAAAAGGATGTCATCACCGGCGAGCAGCGCTATCACTTCAGCTTTGCCTTCCCTGACCAAAGCCGCAACTGCCAAGCCGCACTTTCCTCGGGATCGATCGCTGATCCCCGTGGCTTCGTTAAAGGCATGCTGGACTTCACACCAGGCGGTAACTTCGAAGGTGGGGCACGCGAACTGGCCTGGCTCAAAGCCAAATGGCTGAATGACGAGCACCGACCTGTTCGCACTGTGCGCAGCCTGCCATTCCTTGGATACGACGAAGAGACAGGCACCTACTGCTTCCCGGAGTTTGGTTTTCACGGTGGCCGCGAGCTGCAGGTGAACAGCCACGGCTTCATCGAAGTGAAAGGACGAGGGATTAAGACGGCGCTAGCCACCGTCAAGTTCGAACGCGGCGAAGAGTTCGACCCGTCCTGGTTCCGCGACTTCGTGGACGTCACCGGCATGAATGGCCTTGGCGCGCTGGCCTGGTGGACCGCCTCCCTCTTCGTGCAGCAGATCGCAAGCCAGCAGGCATCGTTCGGCTTCCTGGAGCTGAGCGGCGAACCAGGTTCTGGTAAATCCATGTTGCTCCGCCTGCTATGGCGCCTGCTCGGTCGGGAAAATACTGAAGGCATCAAGCCAAGCGGCTCGGGGGCAAGTGCCGTCGGCCTGCTCCGGTCATTCGCTGAGGTCAGCAACCTGCCGCTGGTCCTGATCGAGTCCGATCGGACCTACATCGATGCCCAAGGGCGCACGGTCACCATCCAGTTCACCTGGGACGACGTCAAACCGATGTTCGACTACCACGCCCAGCTCCGCGTGACAGGCGCAAAGACGACCGGCAACGAGAAGCGCGTAGACCTCTGGCGGGGCGCACTGGCCATCGCACAGAACGCGAGCGTAACCGGTGACGAGGCGACGCTGTCCCGGATCGTCCATTTTCACTTTACGAAGGATGGCCACAGCCTCGCACTGAAACCGAAGGCCGAACGCCTCAAAGCCCTACGAGCCAAGCAGCTGGGCGGCTACCTCCGCCGCTGCCTGTCCAATGAGAAGGCGTGGTTGGACCGCTACTTCGAAGCCTTTCCACGCTACGAGAGCAAACTGATGGAAAACCCGGCCATCACCGAGATGCGGATCTACCAGTCTCACGCCCAGGTATTGGCAGCAGCCTACGCCACACAGATGTTTTTCCCTGACTGGAGCAATCTCGATCTGGATCAGCTCGCAGCCCATGTCGAGTCCCGTGCTGTCGACCGGCAGCAGCGTTGCAAGTCGGAAGACCCTACTGCGGCGAAGTTCTGGCAGATCTACCACTACCTCAATGAGGACGTAGTGACGACGATCGATGGCGATGGTGAGCGGGAGGAAGTCCGGGAGACGCTGAACCACAGCATCGACAAAGAGCTGATCGCTATCAACATCGAGCACTTCCAGCAGCGCTGCAGGATGGCCGGCCAGGAGGTCATCCCCGACGTCCAGCTGCGCCGTGCCCTCTATAGCAGCACCACGCACAAGTTCATCGAGATCCGCAAAGCCCGTTCCCGCATCGAGAAGCGGTCCCTGAACCTCTGGTTCTTCAGCAAACGTGGAGGGGCCTAAAAACCTATGGGGTCAACCTGGGCTGGGGTGATCCATGAGGGATAGGGAATTTGTGTGAAGTCCCCTGTTTTATCCGGAACATCCAGAACATTAGTAAATAGATAAGAAAAATATCAATAAATACAGGTAGTTGAGAGAGGCAAGCATGTTCCGGTAGCACTAGAACTTACCAGAACAGACCGGGACAAATTCCGTTCCACCATGTTCCGGCAATGTTCCACCCAGGACTTTTCACTGGAACATCGCTGGAAGCCGCGAACCACGTGGCCTCCAGCCACTTTTAAAGAAAACTCTGTTCCGGAATGTTCCGGTACCACCAGAACATTCTGGCAAGGCTGGAGGCCGTGTGTTTCGAGGGCTCCAGATTTTTTCTCCGACAGTGTTCCGGATGTTCCGGACCAAAGAGGGGACTACGCATGTTTCAACAGCCACATGCCATTT